TCCTTATGATTAGGTTTCGAGGTGGTGGCCAAGATGCTCGCGGCGCTTAACGGGGTGCGAGGTTGGCTCCGACTTCAATCTGCTCTGTTGAGCAGAAACTTATTTTGTTGAGTTAATTATTGCTTGAGCGAGGCGCAGAGAAATCTTGCGACCTGCTTCTTCGCTTGGTTCAGGTAGTGGGTCAATAGCGCGAAGTTCTGAGGCTTTGTGACCTACTAGCGTGTCAGTTGCAACATAGCCATCACGCAGTTCACGATAAACGCGAATCAACACGGCAGGGTCGCCCTCTTCTGCGCTGACTGTGAAATCTGAATCAGGAACATTGATGCTTCCTTCTCTTGCTACGCGAACGATTCTTCCGCGAGCAGTTCCGCCTGATGAATCCCATTCGACATAATCGCCGACTACATCAACGGCGCGAGAACTATCTTCATTCTCATCGTCATCGATTTCGTCTTCATCATAGGCTCGGTCGTTCATCAAAGTTTCAAAGACTCCAAGAGCCTTCATAATATATTCGTGACCTTCGCTCATATCATCAAAAACTGTCTGCAAGACCATCATTGTTGCATCGTCAATCTGACGGCCTTCTTTGAGCGCCTTCATTGCTTGCTTGATATGTTCACGGGCTTCAACTGTTGTTGTTGGATAAGCAGGATAAGTGACAACAGAAACATCGCCATCTGCCAAAGATACTTCGGTCAATACTCGCCGACTTCTATCATCGTTCCACTTTTGACGGATGACTCGGAAGGCGAAGGACATCTGATCAACATCGCCACGCTTGACGAGTTCGTAAATATCACGACCCTCTTGAGTGTCTGCAAGGTCTGCTTCAAAGCGCAACCCTCGGTCATCCTCTTCTAATTTCAATGTTCCATTCTTTGTGCGAGCTACGGGCAGACCTTCGTGATTGATTAACATTCTCACATCAGGTGTTTCGCTCAAGGTCTTTCTAAAAGCGCCAGGAGCGATGCTCTCTTTGAAAGGTAGCGGAACACTCGCATCATTAAAGACTGCCGCATAACCAGCGAGGCGCATTCCATCGCCATCGGCTCTCGCTTCTACATCGCGCACGCTATATGTGCGCCGTTCAATTTTCTTTGCCATTTTGCTCCTTGAATCGGCTTCGGCATCTAGGGCATCAATCTTGCGTTGCGCCCAATTTTGCGCTCTATCACTGAAGTTGGAATCTCCGCCCCAAATCAACCAGGCAACTAAACCTGCGCCTGGATATTCAGGATGCGATGAGTCTTTGTTCTTTGGCGCTTGGCCGTCAACTTTATGACGAGCAAACCAAGGTGCCATCTTGCGAACTTTGTTTTCGCTGATCCTACCTGCTGCCATTTCGCGTGCTTCGCGCTTGGCGGTATCGGTTAGACCATCGCCCCCAAAACCTTCTCTTACATATTTCAAACCGCGCTCTGCGTTGTCGCGGATAAATTGTGGAACTGTTAAATCTACTTGACGAACTTCTCCGCCTGGCTCAATGCCTTCAGAAATACTGACGGCAACCATTTGGTCAATGGCATCTTGCTTGGTGTCGTGGCAACCGATAGTCGTGTAAGAACCATCTGATTCTTCTTTGACAGTTGCCCAACCTTGGCAATCACTTTGCTTGTCGGATATTAGATATGGCATTGGATTCCTAAATCAGAAGCAGAACTTCTGCATCATCTTCCATTATGGAGAACGAAATCTCAGACATTGCATTTGCATTGACCGCGCCTAAGCCTGCGACCGCGCCTGCATAAATTGTTGAGATTTTTATTTCTTGCGGTGGGATAACTTGTGGGAAAGAAGGTTGGACAAAGCCGTGACTTGTTCCACCTTCATCTCCGCCAGGTGTATCAGGCACAGTGTTTGCATTTGCAGATAAGCCACCAAGCTCTGCGCCCATAGTCACGAGGTGCGTGACTAATGAACTTCCGCTTGATGATATGCCACCAAGTTCGCCACTAGCCGAAACAATGATGATTGGCCCAAGTAAGTCTGTATCTAAGACACCTTCATCAAGAAGGAATTGGGCTGCCATACTAGGAAGCCAAAGTCAATGATGCAGTTAGAGAGCCACTTGGAATGGTATAAGTATCACCTGCAACATAAGCATTGCCAGTGATAGAGCCACTAAATAAGAAATTGCCAGCAGAAGCATTATCCCAAGCAGAGAAAAAAGTAGCATCCTCAGAACCCGCAATGTTTGTCCAAGTGACGGCGGCATCAGATGCAACCGATCCACTTGAAGCACTTGCAAAGGTTGCTTCTTGACGAGTTGTTTCAGTCGCAGCATTGGCAGTTCCATTCGCCCCTGGCTCGCCTGTATGAAGTTTGATGTAAACATTGGCAGTTGAAAAGGACACGCCATTTGCAACAGCATCAAGGAATTTGTTTGCTAGATAAGAACTAAGACCTGTCGCCATTATTCATCCCCCTCAATGAACTCTTCAATGACTTCAGAGATTCGACCTTCTGAGTCACGGATAACTTTCTTGCGAACCTTGCGCCGGTCAATTTGATTTGTGACCTCAACAGTTGGCGAAGCAACATTGACAGTTGGTGCTTCAACGCGAACTTCAGGTGATTCGAGCATAACCATTGCAGGCTCGATGTTTACATTTGGAGCTGCGACATTGACAACAGGCTCAGGAACATTGACAACAGTTCCATTATTGCGAGCCTCTCGGACATCATAAGCAGCCGCAGGGTCATTAGGGTCAATCTGTGAAATCGGTTGTAGTTGAGAACTTGGAACGCCTGTGTGTGCAATAGGAACCATCTCAACCGCCTTGAGGACTTCTTCAGGGTCGAAGCCAACTTGAACAAGTTTGCTCACAATGTCAGCTCTTAGATTTAGGCCGACATCTTTAGCATCAGAGGCATCGATGTTCTGTAATGGCACGCGGAACTGATCGCCTGCCTCACCTATTGGCGACAAGTCTTCAACCGAGCGAACATCATTCAAAGATAAGAAACCTTCACGAAGACCCTTTGTGTAAGCATCATAGCGCTCAAGGGTTGTGCCTCTTAGAAGGGCATCAAGATTGAACTTGATAAATCCATCAGGCTCAGGAAGCAGATTTGAAAGACTCTGCTCTAGGCGCTCAAGTAATGGGCGAAGGCTATGTTGAACAAAGGAAAGATTCTGCGCTTCAACAGATGCGAATGACATTGCACCCGAAACAGGATGACCAAGAAGTGAGATAGGGCAACGGAAGATTCTTCCGATTTCCTCAACCCCGAATCTGCGCGCCTCTAGGAGCTGCGCATCAGAGGCGTTTAAGGTCAAAGGCTTGAAGGCTGCTCCACCTGAAAGAATGCCAATCTTGCCTGCGCGATAAGGGCCTGTGTGACTGATATTCCAATCACGGCCAATGTCTTGCGCCTGCTCTTGGGTTAGCTCTCCTGGAACCTCAATAACTCCGCCAGGGTTTGCAGCGTTGCCAAAGTAAGAAGCAGCATAAGTTTCTGCTGCCATTGCTCCACCAATTGAAAGGCGGCAAGCGGCAACAGGGCCAAGGCCATAATGTGATCCTGGCAGACGGAACATTGGGATATGCAGAATTTCTCTGCCGGTTAGAATCTCAGTTTTGACTTCGCCTTCTTCGCGGATAGTTATTTCATAAACTAAAGGCTCATTTGGGCCAAGTCTGCGAATGCGAACTTCGTGAGGATTTAAGCAATAAAGCTCAAAGACTTCATCGTTCTCATCGCGCACTGTAAGAATGTAAGCATTGCCGTGAAGATTAAGAGAAGCTAAGACTTGCTCAAAGAACTCAATGCGTGAGGCTTCAGGATTTGGTCTATTAACCCAAGCAGGTGTTTCGCCATAAACAGCAGCATAAGAAATGCGATTGCGACCTCTGCGAACATAAGCGCCAAGAGGAAGCGATGAAATCGTGTCACCAAGCAAACGGACACAAGCATAAACAGTTGACATTCTGATTGCAGAATCAGGTGTGACATCGACTCCTGATGGAGCCATAAAAGCAGGGCGACCAGGAACCAATGGCTCTACCCATTGTGAGTTCATATTCTGTCGCTTCTCGCCTTGAATGCGAATGCGCTTTGAAATTCCCATCAGTTAGCCTTCTCCGTAATCCAAACTAGAAATGACCCCAAGCAGACAAGAGCAAGAGGAACTGAGAACATTGCAAGACCTGTTGTTGCGATAACTAAACCGCCGACTCCGACTAGCATTGACACATCAAGTTTTTTCATAATGCCTCTCATACTTGAATTGAAAAGAATTGAGCCACAGGGGGCTTAGGCGGTGGCGGTTGCGTGGCTCTGTCATAGCCAAAGATTGAAGCAACGGCGGCATCGACTTTGCGCCGAGCCGAGGCCTTTGCCACCATCACACCGCGACTTGATTGTTTGGTGACACAGTTTGCGATGTGCCTTGCCAAGCCTTCATTGCCATCGTGAGTGAATGACTCATTGACAACTGCCTCGTAGAACTTTTGTGTTGCAGGAACCATTCGTTCTGCTGAGTTGGGATAAGCCAAAACGGGCAAGCCCTCTTCATCGAGAACCATAAATGTTCGGTTCCATCTTGCGGGGTCGAAAACAATCTCTCGCACAGTGATTCGATTATTTCGTGCAGTTGAAATGATGGCTGCTTCGACTTCGGCCACCGGCACAAACCAACCTTGTTCTGCATTATCAGGCTTCTCCCATAATCCAATGACTGAGCAATGTGGCTTCTCTCCGCCTAGATACCAAGCGATAAGAGCTGTTGAGTCATTAGAGAAAGAACCATCAAAGGCAAGAACTACATCTTCGCCAGGAATATGCGGTCTGCCTTGATAAGTTAAGGCTTCCCACGATCCTTGTGGAAGCCAAGCAGTTGTTGTGCTAACAAAGGTGTTGCATCTCTTGGTGCGAAATTCTGCTTCAGGTGTTCGCAATACTGCCGACTCAAAATCTTGAGTGTCAACAATGTCGCCAAGACCAGGATTAGCTTCTGCCCAAACTTGCGGGTTTCTATGGTCGGCATCAACGGCAGTTGGTTCCCACCAAGCAAAGAAGAACGAAGGGTCAGTCTTTTCGCCCTTGACTAATTGCTGTCCATATTGGTAGAGCGAATAGCAGAGTGAATCTTGGCCCGCCGAGTCGCTCTTGATGCCCGCAGTTGTAATGCCGAAAAGTAAAGAATCCGCGCGAGCGCCACCGGCAAGGGATAGCGTGTTCCATAAATCCCACGATGGTTGCGCGTGGACTTCGTCAAAGATAACAAGCGGTGAAGGGTTGAGTCCTTCTTTTGTGTAAGCCTCGGCAGAGAGGACACGATAAACACTCGCCTTCTCTTTGAACTCTATTGCATCGCGGTAGAGAACAAACATTGATGAAAGTTCTTCATCAAGTTCAATCATTCGCTTAGCAGTGCCAAAGACGATTCGTGCTTGATCTCTGTCTGCTGCGCAAGAATAAATCTCAGAGCCATTGCCACCAAGAGTCAAACCTGCAAGACCCATTGAAGCTGCAAGAGCCGACTTGCCATTCTTGCGAGCCATTCCAACGAGCGCGGTTCTATGACGAAAGCGCCCATCTTCTCGGCGAGCAAGTGCGTGGCGCAGAAGTTCTTTCTGCCAATCACGAAGAATGAGAAGTTTTCCGGCAGGAGAAGCGACGGAATCCTTTGTGACTCGACAAACGGCCTCAGCAAACTTGGCATAGACATCGCCATCGCCATTGTCTTGTTCTGACTGTGGCACTGGCGTTAGCCAACGCGGGGGCCAACTATGATTTTCTGTTTTAGTTTTCTTTTGCGGCATTTCGCTTTTGCAAGATGTCCTCTAGCTTCGTTCTAGCCTTCACCTCTGCAACCCCCAATTTGGTGCGATCAGTCGGACTCATTCCGAGTAGGCTAAGCATAGTTTGAAGTTGAGAATCAAGACTGCGCAACGCGACACGGTCGCGCCAATCGCCGGTGCCTCTTAAAACTTGAAGCCGTAATTGTGTGCGCTCATCCATAGACTCACAAAGAAGAGTCACCATCTCCAAATCAGAGTTAGAGCTAATCCAAGTGCGACCTTGTTCCCAAATGCGAGTCCAAAGTTTCATACCTTCGGGGCCTAGTGGCCTCGGCGGTGTCGGTGCCTCGTCAATCATGGGCAGAGCAATCACTTTTGCTTTATCAGGAAGCGCTCTCTTGCCAGGATTGCCTAGTTTGCGTCTTGCCAGGATTGCCTAGTTTGCGTTTTACCTCATTAGGCTTTGGCGGATTGGGCATTTTCTACCTTTGAATTTTGGAGCAGGGGGGTCGGATTTGCACCGCCCTTTTCTGACCGGAAGTCAGGCGCATCGCTACCTATGCTTCCCCCGCGTAAACCTTTATACATTCTTGCACCGGTTCTGTCAATTTCTGAAAATGGCAAAATTTCTACTGTCAATCTTTTTTTTGCATCCGGCTTCAAAAAATAAATATATCGCAATTGAAAACCTTTTAGAATTTCACCATTTACTTCAGCAACGTATTTATTGAAATCATATTTGCCACCAGTTAATTCATAATACGAACGGCCATTCAATTCGACGCGTGGCGAATTCGGATTTGATTCCAATGTCATTTTGTGAACCGTGTTGCCATCTGGCAAGCGTGCTAGGTTAGTTGATTCTTTAATGCTAGTTAGAACAAATCCCGATGCTCGATAAATTGTGCCATCACCACATTGTGTGCCATCGGCAAATGAAACGACCCATTCGATTTTTGGTGCGTGTTTGCGTAACACACGCATTGCAATTGCAATTGCGCGAGATTCAGAATTGCGTGGTAGGTTATCCGAAAACGCCATACGATTTAATTCAATAAATCCATTCCAAGCGGTGTCCTTTACTAATCCTTGCAATTTACGTTTATCCAATGATGGGCCAAACTGCATTGCACCTTCCAATTTGCCGTTATAAAAAACGCCAATGTGAATTTGTGAATTGCGCACTATTTTGCCGGAATAATGTATGCGTTTGATAACTTCGTTTGCTTCGTTACCACTAATTGGTCTAACAATTATATTTTTAGCGCTCATGCCAATTTGCCTAAAAACATTTCACACACGCGTGCCAATGCGTTGCCGTTATTGTTTGGATTTTCGGTATCAATAAAATTACCTAATGCGGTTGCGGCAGCAATTGCTTCTTTAACTATTGCGACTTGCGAATCGTGAAGTGTGAAAGTCATTTGTTGAATTGGATTACGTTCGCCGCCAATATCAGCTAACACTTCATCCCATTCTTTAGATTCAGCAGGTGTAATTTTATTTATCAAATTTTTTATTGCTTCATCTGACCAACCGGAATCACGGACAAATTCAGGAACGATGGCATGAACTTCTTCAATAAGATCAATCAAAGCTTGTTCATCATAACTACCAAGTTCGGCCGTTCTATTATCCGCCAACGCGTAGGCTTTAGCGGTCACGTCATCGTCACCGACAAATGCAACTGCGATTTCGCTCCATCCTAATTTTTT